AAGCGCCAGCACTGGTTGTGTAATCGCGTCTAACTTTACCTTGTGCCTTTGTTTTACGAATGCCTGCAACAACTGTTCCAGTATTCCAGGCAGGCCAGCCAGCGCCACCACGCGAACTCCTTTGCGGGTTGGCGGCGTCATAGGTCCGCCAACCGCTCATTGGAGTATCTGTTTTGCCATTACTAATGCCACGCGCAATACTGTGAGCATCGCGTTCGGCGTTGGCAAGTTCGGTGTTAATTACTTTGTTGAATCTACGAACAGCAGATTTATCAAATTCTTTTAAGGCATCAACAGTTTCTTTGATACCTGTTAGAACTATGACTTCATCCGCCATTTTTCTTTGCCCGCTCTTTCAAATAGATTCCAATTGCTTCAATGATGCCTTCAGGGGCATCAAGCAAATCAATCGGTGAAATGCCTGTCTCCACCGCAATTGCCGCAACTGTGTACGTTAGGCTTTCGCGGTGGATTCGAAATTTGGGTCTGCATCCAATTCGGCGCTCAAAATTGTATCCAGATATTCAGGACCAAATGGCTTTACAACAACTCCATTGACCTGTTGAGCCTTCCAAGCCAACCAGTAAATGTGTTCAATCTTTTGTTCTTCACCGATTAGTTTTGGAAGCCCTTTACCAAAGTTCTGTTCAAAAGCCACGATGATGCGTGGAGTCAGTTTATAGACTGACTCATTGCCATCAACGGTTTTTACTTTTATTGCTAATCCATCCATCTTAGTTCCCCCTCATATTGTTAGGATGTTGCTTTTGTAATTGCACCTGAGATTGGCCAGGATACCGAGACAGTGGCTAATTCGCCAACGCTGCCTGATACTGATTGCCATTCTGTAATCAATGCGCTGAAACTGTATTTTGGATTGGTTGTAGATGCTGCTGCGCTAGTTGGTCGAATCTCCATCGCAACTGCTGTTCCAATTTTTGAAGTTGCATCGCTTGGATAAATTAAAGTCTCAAGAGCGCCAGAAGCAAAGTCCTGGTTAAACTCAAGGGTTACTTGATTATCACGAAGGCCAGCAACGCGGGTTCTGGAAGTTGAACCCATTGAAGTGGTTTCCACGACATCTAGTGTCGAAGATAGTGTCACTGACGTGACGTATGCTGAGATGTCGGTGCTTGCAAGCACGACATATGCATCAGTTAAAACAAGGCGGGCCATTAGTTATACTCCTTTTGTAATTGCGCCTGAAATTGGCCAAGTGACGGATGCCGTGGCCAATTCTCCCACAGAACCTGACAACTCTTGCCATTCTGAGACAAGCGCTGAAAAAGTGTAGGAAGGATTTGTTGCAGATACTGCATCACTTGTTGGCTTCACAACCACTGTGGTTAGTGTGCCAAGTAGTGGGTAAATTGTTTGCTCAACCGAGGATGTTGCAAAGTCCTGGTGGAACTCTAGTGTCACCGAATTATCGGCAAGACCCGCAACGCGGGTACGGCCAGCAGCAATTGTTGAACTAAATGCACTGGTGTCAATTACATCTTCTGATGTAGAAATAGTGACGCTGGCAATATGGTCAGATAAATTTACTGAATTGATTACGCAGGACACATCTGTTAAGACTATGCGTGCCATTATTTGGTTTCTCCTTCTTGTGTCGGTACTGCTTTTGCGGTTTGTGCTGACACAAGATGACCACCTGCGACTAGCGCCGCAACATTGCATCCTGCTTCAAGCAGTTCTTTTTCTGTTATTGCTTCGCCCTTTTTCTTTAAGGCAAAACGGTCAGAATTTACTGTGTATCCCATTTAGTCTCCTTGGCCCCATACGGTGATTCGATAGCGATAAGATATGAATTCCACATCTCCAGCCATAAACGTTCCAGATTCGGCTGAAGTAACACGCAAGGTGTTGCAGGCGCCACTAAGAGTCAAATCTGACTCAATGGCTGCCTTGATGGAATAGTCTCCAGAGCCTTGCAGGTATTTATCTAGGTTATCCTGCGCCGAACGCTCTGAGTGGCGTTGAACAATGACATAAACATCAACATTGGCTTGGTCTAGCCCGCGTGAGTTGTTCAAGTCAAAAGTGAAATCTAATTGACCAACAACTGCTGCTGGCGGTTGTGGCAGGTCTGGAATTAAATCATAACAACGCAGACCTTTGATGGTTTGAAGATTCTTTTTAAGACCATCACGGACGGAACTGGGTTTCATTTTGCCATCCAGGAAACTTTACGGAATGGACGAAGCAGAACTTCAACATCTGGGTCTAGTCGAGAACCTAGACGAACAGTTCCAATCTCTGGACTGCCAGCAATACCAAAAGGTGATTGACGGCGTACAAAGAGTCTTGATGCTTGAATCTTGGTTGCCATTTGAACTTCATTTGGAATTGCAGTCCAACCCCAAACTGCTTTGACTCTTACTGATTGTGGCAAGTTGTAAGGAAATATGTAGGCGCCAATGGCAAGCAATCTAGTCCAAGGCCATCCACGGCGAGGGTTATTCACAGGCTCAACCATATAATCAGAAGTTGCCCACACGGTTGTGTATAACTGATTGAAGTTATCATCTGTGGCAATTTCACTGATGTAATAGGTATCATCAATGTTGGTTGTCCACCAATCTTGGGCAGTGTAATAACGTGTTACTGGAGTCGCAGTAGTTCCGTCTTTGTAAAAGAATCTGCCTGTGTAGTCATCAACCATTCTGCTTGCAGCCATAATTGCTGCTTCCAGTGAAGTATCATCTTGGATGTCATCAATCCCTAGAGATGTTTTCAGGTCTGACAATGTGCAGTAGGCGTTTGTTAGTGCCACGCTTTTTCCTCTTCTCTGCCTTTGGTGCAATTGCCCGTTGTAAATCGGGCGTTGCGGTTGCGGTTTCTTTCCGCCAAAACTTTATTCTTTCCACGATAGGTGGTGTCTTTCATCAAGCCAATACGATTTCTGATGTGGCAAAATGGCTCCTGTGTGAACGTGTATCGGGAAGCCTAATTGTCTTATACGGCGTGAAAACAGCAAATCTTCGCTAATCCAGTTACCATCAATCGGGCCATCCCAGAACCAACACCAATCTTTGCCTTGATTTGGGTCGGCTTCTTCACGCATTTTTTCAAGCACACTTCGGTGAATCAAGAGGCATCCAGTTCCGCAAGCATCAATTTGAAACACTGAATTGCGGTCATATTTGAACAAAGGCAAAAAGCCTTCTGGTACATCTTGAAAAATTGCTGGCACTGGCTTTGGATATAAATGTTTGTGTGCATCAAATGCTGCAAAGACTAGCGCCGAAACAACTGGTCGCTCTTTATCGTGAGCGGTTTGGATAAGTAAATCAAATGCTTCTGTGGAAAGTTGTTCATCCACATCAATCATTAAAAGCCAATCAGAATCGGTATTTTCTAAGAATGCCTTCACTATGCGATTGCGCATTTTGGAAAGTAATCCAGAGCCTTTGATTCTGACGAATGGCCCTAATTTGTCACGGCGGTCTTGGCAGAGTTGAAACATTCGATATGCCCACGCCGCATTGACGGTGCCTGGGTCGCAGGCGCCGATTGAAACTTTGTGTCCTGTTTTCATTGATTCCCCCGAATCATTATGAAGCGTAGGAGCAGGCAAGTCGGGGGATTCCCACCTGCTCCTACACAACTATTTAGTTATTCCTTCAGACTAGAAGGATGGTGCAACTAGACCAGTTCCAGAAATGATGGAAGCGGCTTTTGCATAACGCTCTGCTGTGAAGGCAGAGAAGCCATAAACAACAGTCTTGATGGTTAGGCTACCTGGGGTAGTTGCATCAAAACGTAGTGAGAATGGTGAACCTGGTTGCTCCCATAGGTGCATTTCGCGAGCATCAACAAGATAGATTTCATCTTGGTTGGTTGCTGCGCCGTAAGTTGTTCCTACGTTTGCATCTGAGACGATTGGCAGACCAAGTAGTTGGTAACCTGAGTTTGCATACTGAGCAACGCCTGCGCCAGTTGATACTGCATTCTGTGGAACTCCAGCGGCTGGAACAACCAATGGACGACCAGCGGTATCAGTTGCTGCTAGCAAGAATGCTAGGCGGCGTGGGTGCATAATCCAGGTTGTTGGTGTGGTAAACACATTGCTCTGAACTTGCTGTAGAGCATCTGCCAACTTTGGATATAGCAATGCAACTGTTGGTGTTGTTGCGGTGAAAGTAATTGCGTTTCCACCAGCGTTGCGGATTCCCTTGAACTGACCATTGTTGCCAGTTCCATTTAGGACCTGAGCATCAAGAGTTGTGTGCCAAGAACGGATAAGGTCAGCAACGACGAATGTGTCAATACCTGTTCCGCGCTCAATTGCTTGGCGTGATAGGTCTTGCTGTCCAGCGATTGTGCGTACTGGAACTGAGAGCAGAGTGTCATCAGCATCAGTTTCGGAAACAGCAGTGTTCTGTGTCTCCTGAATTGCTGTTGATGTACCTGTTGTCATTCTGCTGATTTCTAGCGACATACCAGCGGCAGGAAGTGCCATCTTGTTTGTTGCAAAATCTGCAGTTGGGCGACCTGCGCGAGCAAGAGGTGCTGCAAGGTCAACTAGATATTGTGGAACAACAAGTCCAGCGAAGTTTGATGTATCAACATCGCGACGCTCAACTGATTCTTCCTTCATATGACGTGCTAGGCGCTCTTGTGCGCTGTAATCGCCACGGACCTGTGCATTGAACGCATCACGGACGAATGAAGTTCCGTTGTCTGGGCGGTAGGTACGCTCTTCGCGTACGATTGAAGTTGTTGCCTTTGGTAGTGCTTCTGCAACAACAGAACGTGCTTCTGCTGCCTTTGCATCTGCAACTGCCTGAGCAGTTAACTTCTCAATTTTTGCATCGAGCGAGCGTGATTCTTCAACGAGGGCATCAACCTTTTCGGTTTCCTCTGCTGTGAGGTCGGTGCGGTTCTCGGCGGCTACTGCCTCAAGAACTGCATCCATTTCAGCCTTCACTGCATCACGGCGCTCAATTACTTTGTCAACATATGACATAGTTTGAGTTCTCCTTGTGAGTATTTGTAAGGTTCCGAGGTGGTGGCGATGATAATTCACGGCGCTTTCGGGTGTGAGTCTCGCTCCGACTTCGTAATCTGCTCGGATGAGCAGAAATCTATTTTGTGTTTTCGATAATTGCTTTGGCCAAACGAAGTGAGATTTTACGGCTCTGTTCTTCAGTTGGCGCTGCTAGTGGGTCAATGGCACGAAGTTCTGAGGACTTGTGACCAACCAATGTTTCAGTAGCGACCCATCCATCACGAAGTTCGCGATATACGCGAATGAGGATTGCAGGGTCGCCTTCTTCGGCAGTGATAGAGAAGTCAGAGTCAGGAATTCCAAGAACTCCTTCACGCATAACGTGTTCAATGCGACCACGGGCAGTTCCGCCAGATGAATCCCATTCTACGAAATCTCCAACAACATCTACTGCACGAACAGATTCAATTTCAATCTCTTCTTCTTCATCTTCAATTTCATCATCATCTTCATCTTCCATATCTAATAATTCAGATAGATAATCACGAAGGGCTTTGATGGAATCCTCATCTAACTTGCGACCTTCTTTGATGGCATCCAAAGCGTGAGCAATCTTCTGTCTGGCTTCAACTGTGGTAGTTGGATAGGCAGGATAAGTGACAACTGAGACATCGCCGTCGGCAAGTGATACTTCGGTCAATGTGCGCTCGCTCTTATCTTTGTTCCAATTTTGACGGATGACACGGAAAGCAAAACTCATCTGGTCAACATCTCCGCGTTCAACAAGGGTATAAATATCACGGGCTTCTTGGGTATCTGCAAGTTCTGCATCAAAGCGAAGGCCACGGTCATCTTCAATTAAATTCAATGTGCCATTCTTGGTGCGAGCCAAAGGCAAACCTTCGTGATTGATAAGAAGTCTGACATCAGGCATTTCAGTTAAAGTCTTACGAAACGCGCCTGGTGCGATTCTCTCTTTGAATGGTAGTGGCACGCTGGCATCATTGAAAACTGCCGCATACCCTGACAAACGCATCACGCCATCTTCTGTTTGACGTGCTTCGACATCTTGCACCACATATGTGCGGCGTTCTATCTTTTTCATTTTGCTCCTTGAATCGGCTTCAGCATCGAGTGCATCAATTTTGCGTTGCGCCCAATCTTGCGCTCTACCACTGAAGTTGGAATCGCCGCCCCATAAAAGCCAGGCAACTAATCCTGCTCCTGGATATTCAGCGTGCGAAGGGTCACTGTTCTTCGGTGCTTGCCCATCAACTTGATGGCGGGCAAACCAAGGTGCCATTTTGCGAACCTTGTTTTCTGTAATTCTTCCTGATGCCATCTCGCGTGCTTCACGCTTTGTGCCATCAGTTAAACCATCTCCCCCAAAGCCTTCTTCTAAATACTTCAAACCACGCGCAGCATTCTCACGAATAAATGAAGGAGCAGATAAATCAACTGCTCTTACTTCTCCACCTGGTTCCATATCTTCTGAAATCGAAATTGCAACCATCTGGTCAATCGCATCTTGCTTTGTGCTATGACATCCAATAGTTGTATATGAACCATCTGCTTCTTGTTTTACTGCTGCCCATCCATCACAATCACTTTGATTCTCTGAGATGTAATAAGGCATTACTCAACCTCATAAACTGCTTCAGGAGATGCAGGGTCAATTGTTGAAACTGCCTGCAATTGAGTTGATGGAACACCAGTGTGTTTGATTGATGGCATATCAAGTGCCTTTAGAACTGCCTGTGGGTCAAAGCCAACTTGAACAAGTTGAGCAATGATTTCAGAGCGAAGTTTCATACCAACTTCAGGAGCATCAGCAGCATCAATGTTCTGCAATGGCACACGGTGTTGGTCGCCTGCTTCACCTAGTGGTGATAAATCTTCAACAGCGCGAACATCATTTAATGAAAGGAATCCTTCACGAAGTCCTTTGGTGTAGGCGTCATAACGTTCAATTGTTGTGCCACGAAGCAGCGCATCAAGATTAAACTTGATGAAACCATCTGATTCTGGAAGTAATGGTGAGAGTGCTTGTTCAATGCGCTCTAATAATGGGCGAAGTGAATGTTGAACAAAGGATAAGTTCTGCGCTTCAACTGATGCAAATGACATCGCACCAGCAACAGGATGGCCCAGTAGCGAGACAGGCACGCGAAATAGGCGGGCTATTTCCTCAACCCCGAAGCGTCTGACTTCAAGCAACTGGGCATCGGCGGCGTTTAGTGTGAGCGGCTTGAAAGACGCTCCACCAGTTAACACGCCGATTTTGCCCGCTCTATATGGGCCAGTGTGTGTGATATTCCAATCGCGAGCAAGGTCTGAAACC